ACAAAATGACAGAAGAAGTCAAAACTGCCGTAGACGCGATGACAAGTGCCTTTGAAGAATTTAAAAAGGTCAACGATGAGCGTCTAGCAGAAATAGAAGCAAAAGGGGAAGCAGACCCTCTTGTGGAAGAAAAACTTGCAAAGCTTGAAAGTGAAATGGACAAGTTTGAGACAATCAATCAGTCAATCACTCAACAGCAAAAAGCAGCGCAAGGCATGGAAGAAAAACTTGCTGAGATTGAAACAATGTTAAAGCGTCCTGCAAATCGCATGGATGTAAAAGATATTGATGTAAATCTTAAAGCTTGGGACACTTTTATGCGTAAAGGTGAAGATGGGCTTGATGAAATCGAAAAGAAAGCTTTGACAGTTGGAACAGCTGCAACCGCAGGTAATTTAGCACCTGCAGAGTATGTTGAAGAACTAATCAAAGTTATTACTGAGATTTCACCAGTTCGTTCAGTTGCACGTATTCGTCAAACGTCAAACAAAGAAATTGAAGTCCCAAGCAAAACTGCAACATTTGCGGCGGCGTGGACAGCCGAAGGTGGCACACGTTCAGAAACAACAGGCTATACAACTTCATTAAATACAATACCAACACATGAGCATTACGCTCTTGTAGATATTTCATCTGCATTGTTGGAAGATAGTGTGTTTGATTTAGAAGCAGAAATGAACACTGAATTTGCAGAGCAATTTGCAAAAGCAGAAGGTACAGCCTTTATTTCTGGTGATGGTTCTAACAAACCGACAGGTATCGTAAATGGTTCAACTGTTTCATCAACAACTGCGGCTAACGCTGCATCAATCGTTGCAGATGATTTATTTGATCTAGTTCACGGACTTAAATCTGAGTATGCGCGTTCAGCAACATTTATGATGAATCGTGCAACGCTTGGCGCAATCAGAAAGCTAAAAGATACGGCAGGTCAATATCTGTTCCAAACTGGTTTTTCTGGTCAAGCAGGTTTACCGAACACCATTCTCGGGCATCCATATGTGGAAGCACCAGATGTTGCTGATATTGCTACAGGCGCAAAATCAGTAATCTTTGGTGATTATCGCAGAGGGTACATGATTGTTGATCGTGTATCACTCTCAGTATTACGTGATCCATTTAGCCAAGCATCATCAGGTAATGTTCGTTACATTGCTAGAAGAAGGGTTGGTGGTGAAGTAGTTCTTGCAGAAGCAATGCGAGTGCTTGAGCATCCATAAGTTTATGGTTAGGGGGGCTTTTGCTCCCCTTCCTACTAGGAGGTAGGTATGAAAATAATGATGATTAAAAGCTCAATAGGTGTAGCACGTTCAGACGGCGCAGAGACAATGACCTATGAGGCTAACAAAGAATATAATTCTTCCGAAGCATGGCAAGAAAAAGTCTTTAAGTATTTTGTTGATAATGGTTTTGCAAATGAAATAGGTGGAAATGCACCTGTCCCCGAAACAAAAACGGCAACGCCAAAACGTGCAAGAAACAAAAAAGGTCAATTAGTAGGTGATGATCCAAGCACACCTAATGTCAATGAAGCTTGGGAAGGTGGTAAAGCACCGAAAAAATAAACAGGAATGGTAGGCTATGAGTGGATTAAAAGTAACGACAGAACCAACAATTGAGCCTATCAGCATTGAAGAGGCAAAAGAACACTTACGTTTAGATGATGATATAGACGATATTCCTGTTTTAACTTATATTAAAGCAGCAAGACTTTGGGCAGAAAAATATACTGGTCGTGTTTTTATTACTAGAACCGTTCAGCAGTACCTTGATAGCACCGCATCAGTTCTTGACCCTTTATTTGAAGGCATGAGGACAGGAGTCGAAACAAGGGCATACTCTAATTACATTGAATTGGCTGCTTCCCCTGCAATTAGCGTAACAAGTATTAATTATTACAATGACTCAGATACACAATCTACTTGGGCATCATCAAATTATTATGTTGATAATGTCTCTGATCTTGGACGTATTTATCTTAGGGATGGAGGAACATTTCCGACGGATCTTAGGGCTGCGAATGGTTTAGAAATCAATTACACGGCAGGTTATGGCACATCTAGAAGCGATATTCCTTCCGACATAAGATTAGCAATGTTGCAATATATGACATTTGCTTATGAGCATAGGGGTGAGTTTGAAAGGTTTCCTCCTCCAGAGCCTCCCAAAATCCTAAACAATTTATTGTATCCATATAAAATTATGCGTTTAGGTGTTCATCCCTATGCCAATATTCTCAGGACAGGAATTAGCTAATGTCAGTGGGCAAGATGCGTCAGAACTTACAGATACAACGCTATACAAAAACTCCTGATGGCGGTGGTGGGTCAACAGTAGTATTTAGTAAAGTTGCAGATGTTTTTGCACAGATTTTACCTAAAGACGCGCAAGAAAGTTTATTTGGCGATCAAATGCGAGAGGTAACTACCCATGTCATAATGATAAGGTATCGCAGAGATTTAAGTCATGCTGATAGAATTGTTCAAACCCATTTTAGGGATGGTGTAAAATATACAAGAACTTTCGCAATCAAGGGAATTAAAAATATAAATAACGAATTTAAATATATGCAGATTGCGGCACAAGAGGGTGCAGGTGTGCCAACATGAATAGGCTTGGTGTTACTGTTGTTAAAAGAAAAAATAGATCGGCTAAGGTTTTGCAGCAATACACCTCTCAGCTACAACAGGTAGTGGCTAGAGGTGCTAATATGGTGCGTAACACAGCGGTTGAGTCTATACACGCTCATAACAGCACAGGAAGAACATATCGAAAGTACAACCCAAACCGTGTTCATGTTGCTTCATTAGCAGGTAATCCACCCAATACAGACACAGGCTATCTTGCTAGTAATGTTCACATAGTTATCGACCCTGATAGATTAGGTGCAAGTGTAGAAAGTCGGGCAGAATATTCAGCACACTTAGAGTTTGGAACTAGCAAGATGGGCGCACGTCCGTTTTTGCAACCTGCATTGGAAGAAAACAAACCTAAGATAAGAGCGTTATATAGGAAGTTGAGGGCGCGATAATGTCATTACATTCCTTCCCATTGCAGCAGGCTATATTTACTAAGCTTAATGGTAATACCACAGGGCTATCTGGTGCTTCGGTTTCTATTTTTGACAATGCAGACGAAAGCACTGCATATCCTTATGTGCTTATCGGAGAAGAAACAACTTCTAACAATGGCACAAAAAGCTTAGACGGAATAGAACATACTCAAACAATTCACGTTTGGTCACAGTACCGTGGATTGCGTGAGATAAAAGAGATTATGCAATCGGTCTATGAAAACTTGCATAATACTGATATAACAGTATCAGGAGCTTCACTGGTGAACATTCGACAAGAGTTTTCGACAACGCTAGTGGAAAATGACGGTATAACACGGCATGGGGTTATGAGATTTCGTGTCGTTGTGTTTGACAGCTAAAGGAGTAAAGACATGGCGGCACAAAAAGGTTCAGCCCTACTTTTAAAAATTGGCGCAGATAATACTGCGGCAGCATCAAGTGATACTTACACTACCATTGGTGGTTTAAGGTCAACTTCCCTTACGTTGAATGAGGAAGCGGTAGACGTAACAAACAAAGACAGTTCTGGAATAAGAACATTGTTAGCAAACGGTGGTGTGCAATCAATGTCTATTAGTGGTTCTGGTGTATTTACAGATGCAGCTTCCGAAGCAACGTTGCGTACAGCTTTCGGGGCAAGTGATTTTCATAACTTTCAAATAATTGTTCCAGATTTTGGAACATACACAGGAGAGTTTATGGTAGCATCATTGGAATATGCAGGTGAGTATAATGGTGAAGTGACTTACAGTATCACCTTAGAGAATTCTGGCGCATTCACATTCGCAACAGTGTAAGGAGATTAGGGAATGGCTTGGGAAAAAGTTATGATTCATTTTAATGAGACTATGATCTCAGGTCATTCTCGCGGCTCAATGTTTACAGTACCCTGTGCTGTTAAGTTTAAAAAGGGTGATGTAATTACGGCAAACGATAAACAATTTAAGGTAACATCTGTCATAGACGTGGCAGGTCGTGGCGAAGTTTTTGAAATTGAAACTAAGGAGGTCAAGGATGACAAACCCAAAGCGCGGAGAAGTCAAGCTGACGCTAAGCAGTCAGACGTTTAAATGCAAAATCAATATGGATGTTCTGATGCGGATCGAAACAGCATTAGGTAAGGGTGTATTGAAAGTAGCTCAAGATATTGCAGAAGCTAATCTTACAACAATGGATATGGTGGCGATATTGACTCCTGTTCTGCGGTCTAGCGGCAAGGATTTAAATGAGAAAGAGGTGGGTCAGCTTATTTGGTCAACAGGTTTCGCGGAAGCATTAAAAGTTATTGCCGAGTTGTTGGCTTTTATCATTGCAGATGAGCAACCAGAGGGAAAGGTTCAGGAGGTGGCGAACGGCTAGACTATATTCCTTGGGATGATTGGTTAAAACTTGCTCTAGGCAAAATGCAAATGACCTCAGATGAGTTTTGGAACATTTCTCTCAAAGAATTTCTTCTAGCAGTTGAAGGATTTATAGAGTTTAATTCTGACGGTAAGCCACCACCGATGAAGAAGGATGAGCTTGAGGAACTGATGGAAAGGTATCCTGATTAATGGCAACCACTGTTGACGAAATTCTAGTCCGAATTGAATTGGACATGGCTAGTCTGAAAAGAGACCTCAATCGGGTTTCTGCTTCGACTGAAAAAGCTACACAACGTATGTCCGACAGTTTCCGTAGGGTTGGTCAAGCTATAGCTGCGGTTGGTGGTGCTGCGATTTTTGGTAACTTTATCAAAAGTTCAATCCAAACAGGTATTCAGATACAATCTTTAGAGGTTCAGCTAAAGGCATTATTAGGTAGCGCGGAAGAAGGTGCGGCAGCATTTGACCATATGCAAAGGTTTGCTGCTAGAGTGCCTTTCAGTTTGCGTGATATTCAAAGGGGTGCAGGTTCATTAGCCGCTGCATCAGGCAATGCTGATAATTTAAATGCCCTTCTACAAGTCACTGGTAACATTGCTGCTCAGTTTGGTATGAGCTTCGACGAAGCGGCTATGAATTTACAAAGAGCTTTATCGGCAGGTATCGGTGCGGCTGATCTGTTTCGTGATAAAGGTGTGTCGGCTTTTGCAGGTTTTGAGGCAGGTGTAAGCTACAGCGCAAAAGAAACAGCAGATATACTTGTAAGAACTTTCGGGAAAGGCGGAACAGCAGACGGTGCGATAGAAGAATTCGCACAAACAACTGGTGGTGTATTGTCAATGCTTGGCGATGCAATATTTAATTTTCAAGGCACGATTGCCCGAAGTGGGTTAACAGACGGTTTTGAGGTTCTCACGCAAACTCTAGCGGATACCTTAAATGAGTCACGCAAAGTCGCTGCAGTCCTCGGGGTTGTCCTTGGGCAAGCCTTTAAAGGACTTGCGGTTATAATCCAAACATTAAAAAATAATATGGATACCGTCATTCTCAGTTTTGGTATTTTCGCAGGGTTAGGGCTTGCAAACTTATTCTCTAGAATAGCTTTTCGGGCGATTGCCTTGGTTAGATCAATGGCAAGTTTGGCAGGTCTATTAGGGGTACTTAATATTTTCGGCAGAGGAAGTATTATGACATTCCTCAAGCTTGGCGGTGTTATTGCTATCGTTGGCAAAGCATTTCCAGAGTTTAAGGAAAATGTTATAAACGCAATGGAAAATTTAGCCTTGGATGTCGCAGAAGCCCTAGGTGATACGCCAATGTTTGGTGGCGTTAAATCAATGATTGAGACAGCAATCTTGGGGCTAAGTGATACAGCGGAAAGCCTAAAAGGTGATATACCATTTGAGTTTGTCGGAGGAATGTTTGACACCAAAGAGCTAGAGAAGATCAATAGCTTGATTGGCAAAAACACAAACAGCACAAAAAGTTTGCGCGAACAAATTGCCTTACTAAAGAGGGTTGGCAACGACAGTGAATTGTTCGCAGGTGCACAAGATGCATTGGCTTCTTTAGAGCATCAACTGCGGATGGAAACGCAGCCAGTTTTCGCAAGCTTGGTAGAGGCAGCGACAGGTCTTGGGGATGGCATCACTAGCCTTTTCCAAAAAATGGTAGAAGGCACAAGAGTTACCTTGAACGATTTTAAAGCAATGATACGTCAAACGGTGGCGCAAGTCATAGCTCAAATATTCCGCTTAACCATTGTAAATGCAGTATTAAATTCAATATTTCCTGGATTGGGCTTGCCAACAGCGACCTTTTCATCCTTGTTTAGGAGGGACACTGGTGGCGCAATCTCCGCAAGACAGCCTTATTTGGTTGGTGAACGTGGTCCAGAGCTAATTGTCCCCAACAGCGCGTCGACGGTCATGAACAGCAACAATACAAGGTCTGCTTTAAGTGGTGGGGGTGGCGTCACAGTTGTTCAGAATATTAACGTAACAACTGGGGTACAGCAGACAGTAAGAACAGAAATTAGATCGTTAATGCCAGAAATTGCTGCAAGTGCTAAAAATGCAGTAGCGGATACAAAAAGGCGTGGCGGTAATTTTGGAAGGGCTTTTGCATAATGGCGATTACATATCCTCTATCATTACCCACAGCGACAGGAATTAAATCAATAACATGGACAATGGTAAATTCAGTATCATATTCTGAAAGCCCATTTACTTTCGCAGGTCAGGTTCATGCTTATAGTGGTGAGCGTTGGGAAGCAGATATTACCTTGCCAAAGATGAAAAGAGCAAATGCGGAACAATGGATTGCTTTCCTTGCAAGTTTGCGTGGTAGATATGGTTCTTTTTTATTAAATGATCCTGATGCAACAAGCCCAAGAGGTACAGCTACGGCTGCAACAATAAGTGGCGCGGCAGGTGATAGAACAGTTTCCGCAACGGTTGCCAGTGGGGATACTTTGCTTGCAGGTGATTACATACAACTAGGAACAGGGAGCGATAGTACACTACATAAGGTCGTAGCGGACTTCACAGGAACAGGGAGTGCAGCAAACCTTGAAATATTCCCTGCACTAAGGCGAACACGCTCTAGCGTCTCAGCAGACCTTACAAGCGCATCTGGAGTATTTAGGTTAAATAGTAATGAAACATCATGGAACGCAGATGATGTAAGCACTTATGGAATTTCATTCGGAGCGGTTGAGGTTGTATGAGTCGATCAATAAATGCAAATATCGTTTCAGCATTAGCAAATCCTGAGATTGAGCCGTTCTATGCGGTCAAAATGGCATTTCCTACATCTACTATCCTTCTTTGGACAGGATACGGTGATAAAACAATAAATAGTGAAACCTATATTGGGTCAGGTAATTTGCTGTCTATTGATGGTTTAGCAGAGGCCAGTGATCTTTCAGCGCAAGGTACAGATATTGTTCTTAACGGAATTGATAGCACAATCCTTACATATGCTTTAACGGAAGAATATCAGGGAAGGGAAGTAAATATATACTGGGGCGTAAGTGGCGTTTCTGAGGTTGTAGAAGTTTTTAGCGGTTATATGGATCAAATGACAATTGTAGATAAGGGAGACACTTCTACAATTAAATTATCTGTTGAAAGCAAGCTAATAGTTTTGGAACGCCCAAATATTCGCAGATATACAGAAGGCAGTCATGCGGCTGTCATTGCAACCGAAAATACAAGAGACAACACAACGTATACGCAATCTAATGATAGCTTTTTTAGATGGGTAGCTAAATTACAAGATGTTCAAGTTGCTTGGGGTCGTGAGACGGAGTGAGGTAATGAAACATCCTGATTTAAATATGTTAAACAACTATATAAAAGAAGTAAAAAATAAACCTTTTCAATGGTTTGAACATGATTGTCTTACGTTTACAAATAATGCTTTTAAAAAAATGTACGGCAAAGGATGGGCTGATGATTGGCTTTCAAAGTATCATAAAGATGGTGAGCCGTTTAAGAGAGATAAACTTAGAAAAATATTTAATGCTAAAACAATTGAAGAAGCAATTGACCAAAAATTGCAGAGAATTAATTTCGTACCGCCAAAGGGGTCTTTGGTTTTGACTGATAAAGCAAGACATTGGGTTATTGGAAAAGCAATGGGAATTTCTGTTGGTAATGATGCAATCTTTGTTTCCGATCATGGACTCAATGCAATGCCAATAGAATACATAACAGATGCTTGGGTTAATGCATGAAATATCAATTAGGCGATTTTACAGTCAAATATTGGAATAGTTGGGATAGAGTTCCACGCTCACCTGCTCAAATTGGCTTTGCTATCCTTGGTCAACTTGGGATTATGGCAAGTACAACAGTAGCGATTTTTGTTGGTTTAGCTACGATTGCGGCTGTTTCATGGATTGCTAAATCACTAATGCCGAAATTTGATCAAGATGCTTTCGGATCAAGTAGCGGTCTTATGACCAACACTAGAAATGCTACTGCACCGCAAGAAATTGTGTATGGAACAATTCGAAAAGGCGGCATAATAACATATTTAGAGTCAACTGGAAGTACAAATGAATATTTACATCAAATCATTTGTTTAGCAGGTCATGAAGTTGAGGCTATAGGCAATATTTATATAAATGACCAAGAGATTGCTTCTAATGAGATTGATAATGACGGATTTGTAACAAACTCAACTTGGCAAGATAATGATGGTAATTCTACAATCTTAATTAAAAAGTTTTTAGGAAGTCCAACTCAAAACGTCTATACTACTTTAAACGCTCTTTCTGATGGTCCAAGTTGGGCAAATGGCGATCCAAATGATGACACCAATTTTCGCGGACAAGGAATTGCATGTTTATATGTAAGGTTAAAATATAATCAAGATGTTTTCCATCAGGGTGTTCCATTATTTACGGCAGTTGTGCAAGGTAAAAAAGTATATGACCCACGATCATCTTCAACAGCTTTTTCTGCAAATGCAGCATTGTGTATTAGAGATTACTTAACATCTGCATATGGAATAAATAATAGCACAGCTATCAATGATACTGTATTCTCTACAGCCGCAAATACTTGTGATGAAAATGTTACTTTAAGCGGTGGAGGAACAGAAAAAAGATATGAAATAAATGGTGTTTTATCATTAGATAGACAGCCAAAAGATATTTTGGGAGATATGGTTGCCGCTTGTGCAGGTACTCTTTTTTGGGGGCAAGGCGAATGGCAGCTTGTAGTTGGGGAATATACAAGTCCTGTCAAAACATTGACGCTTTCAGATTTTAGAAGCGACATAACAATTTCCACAAAACATTCTAGGCGAGATAATTTTAATATAGTTCGCGGCACATTTAATGATAGTAACGCAGATTATATAAGATCAGATTTTCCAGAAATAAAAAGTAGTACATTTATATCTGATGATGCAGGGGCAGAAAATGCCCTTGATATGCAGTTACCTCTAACAACTTCTAGCGCAATGGCGCAAAGATTAGCAAAGCTAACTTTATTTAGATCAAGAGAACAAATGACGGTAACGGCTGATTTCAGTTTGGCAGCGTTAGAAATACAAGTTGGTGATATAATAGGAATAACGAATGCACGATATGGATGGAGTGCAAAGGATTTTGAAGTTATCGGGTGGAAGTTAAGAAATGATAATTCTGGTGGTGAATTAAAAGTTTCGTTGACTTTGAGAGAAACATCTTCCGCAGCTTTTTCATGGTCGGCTGAAGAAGAAGAATTAAAGGCAAATGATAGTACACTTACAGATATTCGTGCAGGTTTAACCCCATCAAATTTAACTGTTACTGATATTGGTAATGTTCAAAATGATGGTTCATTTGTAACGCAAGCAAGAGTTTCATGGACTGCGGCTACAAGTGAAATGATTAATCATTACGAAATAGAATGGAAAAAAACTAGCGATAGCAATTATTTTAGAACAGAAATTCCATCAACAGATACGGCTGCAAATATTGGTCCTTTAGAAAGTGGGGCGCAATATAATGTTAGAGTAAGAGCAGTATCCGTAAGGGGGAATACTGGCTCATTCATTGCAACAACACACACAGTCGGGGGAGATACAACAGCCCCATCACCAGTAACCTCATTGAGCGCAACAGGTGGGCAGAAACAAGTAACTCTAGATTGGACAGCACCAACTACACAAGTGGGTGGAGATGATTTATTTGATCTTAAAGGATATAATATTTATCGCGCTACAACAAATTCACAACCTACAGACCCAATTGCGTTTGCTTTAGCAGACAAATTTACAGACACAGCATTAGCGGTAAATACTCAATTTTATTATTGGATAACGGCAGTTGATTTTACTGGAAATGAAAGTACTGCGGTTTCTGCAAATGCTACAACGGATGCGACTTCAAGCGGTGTTGATACTGATACACGAATTTATTCGGGAATTTTGTATTATACTACAATTCAAGCAACAGCGCCTAGCGCCCCTACTGATGATAGCGGAACATTTGATGTTTCAAATGAGGCTTTTAGCACAACACCCACAGGATGGTCTCACAGCCAAACAACGGTAAGTAACACAAGTTTCAGCACAAAAGAATGGACAGTTACATATACTGTTGAGGTTGATGTAAATGACACTGTTCAAAGCATTACTTACGGTACAGTCAATGGTGCGTTCCAAATCACTGATACTATTGAGAGTGATAATTTCAGTGCAGGGTCTCAAGGTTGGCGAATACATAAAGATGGAACAGCAGAATTTGGGTCTGGTGTAATTAGAGATACCTTAAGCGTTGGGCAAATACCTAACCTCTCACAAGGGAAAATTTTAAATTTATCAGGAGATTTAAGCAATATTCAAGCTGATGCAACTCAGGGTATAAATGATGCTGCAACTGCACAGAGCACAGCGAACACAGCAAATACAAACGCATCTAACGCTCAATCAACAGCCAACACAGCAAATACTACTGCTACTAATGCACAAAACACAGCTAATACTGCTAATTCAACCGCCAATACTGCGGTGGCAGATGCGGCTACAGCTCAATCAACGGCTAATTCTGCGGTATCAGATGCGGCTACGGCTCAATCAACTGCCAATAGTGCACAAAGTACAGCCAATACTGCTAACTCAACTGCGAATACCGCTAATTCAACTGCAAATACTGCTTTAAGCACTGCTCAATCTGCACAAACTACTGCATTAGGCAAAGCAACAGTTTTCTATCAAAATGGTTTTCCGTCCTCTGGGGTTTCAGATGGAGATTTATTATTCCATACTGGTAATGAAAAATACTATCACAGACAATCAGGTGCTTGGACACAAGCCTCAATCGAAGCAGATAGCATTGTTGCGTCTTATGTTTATGCAGGAGAAATAGCTGCAAATAAAATTACATCTGGTACATTAGATGTTCTACGTATGCCTCAACTTGGTCAGGCTAACAGTACAAATTTCAATACTGGAAGTATAAGCAGAAATGGTTCGGCCGCGAGTGTTGTAGTTTCTTTTAATAATGTTAAAAGTGGTGCATCTGTCCTTGCAACCATGAGTATTGCAGGTAATGCCAGTAATGTTAATTCACCTTATTTACGTGTAACACCCACAGCTTCCAGTGTGACTTTAGATAATTCAAATTATTTGGATATTGATGCTCATGAAGGATCATTTGCGGCTAGAGAATATTATGCAGTTATGGTCACTGGTTCAACAACCTCTACAAGTGGTTCAGTGGGTTTTAATGTCCAATTAAGAGGTAATGATAGTGGAACTGGTTCAGCATATGGTGTTCTTTCAGTATTGGTATTATCGGGGTAAATATGGATTATACAATATATAATGCAGATGGTTCTTTGCTAATGATAGTCACATGTACCTCAGAAAGTTTGATCGCCATGATACCCGAGGGAGGGTTTTATGTAGAGGGTCATCAACATATGCTCTCTACGTGTGTAGATGGAACTTTACAAATTCCGACAGAGTCAGAAATTCAAGCAGAACAAGATTTTTCAAGTTTATCTGCATTTAGAGAATTTAGAAATGAATTATTAGCAAAATCTGATTGGACTCAAGTTCCTGATAGCCCATTATCAGATAGCAAAAAAACAGAATGGCAGACATATCGACAAACACTTCGCGATATGCCGTCACAAGAGGGTTTTGATCCTCTGAACCCAACCTATCCTACAGAACCATCTTAGGACTTCATTTATTAAATAAAATGATGTAGGATGCAGGTGCATATGCAATTTGAAACGGAGATTTAATTATGGCAACTATAGCTGACAGAGTGTTTGATAACGGTCTTACCGTTTTAGACACGGAAGCAAATCGAATAGATGTAACTTCTCAGGAAGCAACAACTTACGCAGAAGCAACATCAACCTATACACTAGGTAATTCAACATCATTATCTATTGGCTCACCTGCGGATCGTTCTGGTGGTGGTAGAGAGGTGACCGCAAGCGCGATTTCGGATGGATCAATATCAGGCACAGGAACTGTTACCCATTACGCAATTGTAGATACTACAAACAGTAGATTGCTTGTAACTGGTTCTCTTTCAGCTTCACAATCAGTAACTTCTGGCAACACATTCAGCCTAGCTTCTTTCACGGTTGGTATTCCAGACCCATCATAGGTTTTTTTAAATGGTTCATCATAATCTAAGTGCCGTTTCAGATGAACACGGTAAAAAAATTGCTGAAAAAGAGTTTTCAGTTGAAATGAAGAAAAAAGACAAAAAAACTGAAAGCGATGACGTAAATAACGAAGGCAAATAATTATGGTTACTTTCGCAGATCGTGTCCGAGTATCGACCTCAACAACTGGTACTGGGACAATTACTTTAGGGGCTGCGACAAGTGGCTATCAATCCTTTGCTGATGGCGGTGTTTCTAATGGAGATACCGTCCGTTATGTCATTGAAGATAGCACTTCGTGGGAAATTGGCACAGGAACGTATACTCATAGCGGAACGACACTTACACGTTCTTTAAGCAGTAGCTCTACTGGTTCACTTCTTTCCCTCTCTGGCTCAGCTGTTGTATTTATTTCTCCATCAGCATCCGATTTAAGCGTATTAACAGGATCAGCCCACGGAGTAAGTGAGTTTACAGCAACAAATGGTCAAACGACTTTTACTGTAAATTATACAATAGGTGCGATAGAAGTATTCCAAAATGGTGTAAAACTTCATAGTTCAGACTTCACAGCTACTAATGGAACTTCTATCGTTTTAGATAGTGGAGCTACAACTGGTGATCTTATAGAGGTCATTCAGTATGGCGATATTAAAATTAATGCTGCTTACAATTCTCATGAATTTACAGCAACAGCCAATCAAACAGCTTTTTCTGGTACTTTTACAGTAAATAGCACTGGTGTTTTCCTCAATGGCGTCTTGCTTAAACCAACAACAGATTATTCTATTTCAACATCTACAGTAACGCTTACGGCAGGTGCAAGCGCAGGGGATCGGTTAACCGTTGCTGAATTCGGTATTCCAAATGCAAACTTAGCATCATTTTTGAATACTTTTACCTTACCTACCTCGGACGGTTCTAGCGGCCAAGTGTTGCAGACAAATGGTTCTGGCACACTTTCTCTAGTAGATGTTACTTCTGGTGGTGTTACAACTTATGCAACTGCGGCTGATTTACCTCTTACTGGAAATAGTGCAGGGGATTTAGCATACGTTACTGCAACAAACAGACTTTATGTAAATAATAACACTGGTTGGTATTCTATAAGTTTAGTAAATACTAGTCCAAGTATTACAAGTGTATTAGACGCTAATAGCAATGGTACACCGTTTACATTAGCAACCGATGGTACTGCAACAGTAATAACAGTTACTGGAAGTGACCCCGAGGATGTTCCTTTAACCTATAGTTACAGTGTTACGTCAGGTTCTCTTACAAATGGCGGTGGTACTACTGCAACTGTGTCTCAAGGCACTGGATCAAACACAAACGTATTTACGATTACACCCACTACCAATAATTCATATGCAGGGTCTTTTACACTTACATTTACAGCGTCTGATCAAATCAATACTGGCACTTCGGCAGCGGCGTTTTCCCTTAGTTTTTCAATTGTAAATTCACAATATACAACAGCATTAATTACAACAAATGGAAGCACTGGTGAAAATGATACTGTCTCAGATAAATCAAGCTCATCAAATACAATTACAGTAAATAATGACACGATACAAACCACGTTTTCTCCACACCGACACGCAGGATACTCATGGCAATTACCTGATGCGGCTGCACTATTAGTCCCAACTTCGACAGATTTTGCATTTGGCACTGGCGAGTTCTGCATAGAATTTTGGTGGAGACCAGATGACTCAATAACTGCACAAGGTGGTTTGTTTGATTTTAGAAATAGCTCTGGTCAAAATACAAGCACAACTTTACCTGCAATACTCATTGACGATAGCCCTGCGGTAATACATTGGACAGGCGCAAATAATAATCTGAGTTATGCAACAAGTAATTTCTCAATCGGCACTTGGTATCATATTGCGGTGAGCCGTGATAGTTCAAACAATCTTGGTTTATTTGTTGACGGTACGCGAGTCGATGTAGAAACAAGTCACACAACTTCTTATTCAGCTCCGACCACACAAGTTTATATTGGAAACTGGTACGCAACTGGCACAACTAATTATTCAAATGATCATACAATTAGAGACTTCAGAATTATTAAAGGTGGCACTGGTGGGCGTGAGGGAACATCTTTTACTGTTCCTACAGAAACTTTAACAGCAGTTTCTAATACAACGTTATTAACAGCACATTTGCCGTATCGAAAAGACGGAAGCACTGGCAATCACTCTGTTACTTCAACAGGCAGTGTGAAAACACTTCCAGTTTCTCCGTACAAGCATAGCGGATATTCTGCTTCTGCAAACAGTGGTAGCTATTTCTTTGATGGTTCTGGTGATACACTTACAACAACAGGAACAGCGTTAGGTACAGGTGATTTTACCATAGAGGCATGGGTATACCAACCATCTTTTGCAAACTATCGCACAATATTCACAACGCGCACTGGTTCTAACGCTTCATCAAATATTGTGTTAGGTGTAAATTCAAGCGGTCAACCGTATGTATACAGTAACGCTTTCATTATAACTTCCTCTACTTCTTTCGTTGTAAACACTTGGCATCATGTAGCACTGGTTCGAAATGGAACAGGATCAGGAAGCACTGTCCTTTATGTTGATGGGAAAAGCGTAGGATCGGCAGATTATAGTAATAATCTTACTGACACAGCCTACAACATCGGAGGAGATAGTGTAGACTCATATGTTTTTAGTGGTCACATAACAGATATTAGGGCAGTACCAACTGCAATATATACTTCTGCTTTTACACCTCCAACATCCCCACTTACAAATGTAACTAATACAAGAATTCTATTGCATGGTGATGAGTCTAAAATACTTGATAAATCTCAATCTGCACCAGAATTTAGACTTGTTGGTGCGACCACATCAAGCTCTACGCAGAAAAAATTCGCTAATACTTCTATATTTTTTGATGGTAGTCCTGATGAAATTACAACTAACGGCGCAAATATTGCTAACTTTGGCACTGGTGATTTCACTGTTGAGGCATGGATATACCCTACCTCTTTATCAGGTTATAATTCAGTCGTTGCTGATGATCAGTATCAATCATCATCTCCATCAAATGCTTGGTGTTTTTATTTAAATGGTTCTTCGCTAGCTCCGTGGAAAAGTGGCAGTAATATTTTCTCAGGTGGTACTTTATCTCTTAACACTTGGGCGCACATAGCTTGGACACGTTCAAACGGCACTATGTATTTGTTCAAAGACGGCACTCAAGTTGCTACGACAACTGAAACTCTAAGCTTCAATCATGGTGATATTATTGTTGGATCAAATGTAGGTAACTATCACTTTGATGGGTACATAGAGGATTTGAGAATAACAAAAGGTCTTGCCCGATATACTGGAAATTTCACTGTACCATCTACAAGTCTTGAAGGATAAATTATGACAGCCTCACGTAATATTGCAGACTTATCGCAGTTAATAGAAAACGCTTCCAACGGCACAGTGCTTACATCCGATGGGTCTGGTGGACTTTCTTTTGCCGCTAGTTCTGGCGGTTCAAGTGTTACGACATATGCAACTCCAAGTGACTTGCCTCTTAGCGGAAACTCTAGCGGTGATATGGCTTATGTCACAAGTGTGAATAGGTTGTATGTAAGTACTGGTTCGGGGTGGTACTCTATTAGCCTAGTAAACACTAATCCTAGTATTACAAGTGTCCAAGACGCAAGTAGCGGAACAACTCCATTTACCCTTGCAACAGATGGAACTGCAACGGTGGTAACGATTACTGCAAGCGATCCCGAAGATGTTCCTCTTACTTACAGTTATTCAGTAACTTCTGGCTCACTTACTAATGGTGGTGGTACAACGGCAACAGTAAGTCAAGGAACAGGCTCAAACACTAATGTCTTCACGATCACACCATCTACAAATAGTTTATATGCAGGTTCTTTTACTTTAACATTTTCAGCTAGTGATCAAATTAATACCGCTACTTCTGCGGCTGTCTTTTCTTTAACTTTCTCCATTACAAACTCTGAGTATACAACTGCGCTTATTACAACATCAGGTTCTACTGGGGGTAATGCTACGTTTACTGACGGCTCTAGTAATTCAAGAACAATTTCAGTAACTGGCAATTCTACTCAAACTACCTTTTCTCCCTATCGTCATGCAGGGTATTCTATGTATTTTGACGGAAGTGGCGATTATATTGAAATGGCAGCTAATTCAAGTTTTCAATTTGATACTAACGATTTTACGGTAGAGTTTTGGTATAAGCATGTAGCCAATACAAGCGCCATGCGTTTTCTTGGTAACAATTATCAAAATGGAACTTGGACTACTAATCGTTGGACAATGGGCATTATAAGCAGCAAGCTTATGTTTCAATCTAATACTATGCACGGATCATCTCATACGCCAAGCACTACAAGTATTGATGATGGTGATTGGCATCATTGCGCTTTGGCAAGGGAAGGTTCTAACTTTAGGCTTTTTGTTGATG